AATGCCGCATAAATCTGATTAATCAGTTCATTCTGGAATGCCTTTGCAACAGCGTTCACCAGAGCAGCCCAGTCATCCTGACCGACAAGATAACGGTCAATCTGAGCACCAACAGCTGCGCCATAGACTTCCTGTTTAACAGTAAATCTTTCGCCTCTGCCCAGTCTCTGAAGCACGAAATCATGATGCTGACCGGATACTTTAGCAACACTCAGAAGAGTATCATCATTAGTTGTAAACTCAATAATGTCATCATTAGCAATAGAACGTCTATCAACATACTGCATGAAGAAATCATTCTCACGAAGTCCTTCTTCAATCTTCAGGTCAACGACTTCCTCAATAACTTCGAAGAGTTCTTCACCATGCTTACGCATTGCACGATGCAGAGTACGCTTTGTAGGCTTCTCTTCATGAATATCAAGAATCTGAAAAACAAGCTTTCTCAGCTTATCATTAGCTTCCTGTTTACCAATGACCTTGCCATCATCAACGATATCATTGCCCATAGCAAGATCAAACATCAGATTGCGTACAGACTCATAAGGAGTCTCCGCAAAGATATTTCTAAGATGTTCAGTAGAAAATACTTTAATCATATCGCTTTATCCTCCTTTCTATAGTCTATTACGATGCAACGACATACTTGCCGCTTGCAAAAGAAACTGCCTTGCCAACAACGGGAGTGCCTTGGAAACCTTCAGCGGACATCTCAAAGATATCGCCCTTCACCAGAGAATAGCCCTTAACAACATCACCAGTCTTATTTACCCATGCTTTAGGGTTCTGAGTTTGAGGAATGTCATAAGGAGTAATTTCAGGCATAAGAATCCACAGTGCTTCCGTAGCAGCCGTAACCTCAACATACCAATTGCCATTAGCCGCTTGCTCAACAATTTTACCCGCAAAAGTAGGAGCAGTGGTCTCTTTATAAGTACCAAGTTTAATATAATCGCCACGACCAACCAGTTCACCATTATCATGGTCAGCAGTCAGTTCGATATCAAAAATGTGTCCACCACCATTAGCTGCAAGCAGTCTGGAAGGGAACGCTTCGTTATGTGTAAAAACAAAACTAATATCAATCATAACGTTTTTCTCCTTTCTATAAATTTAATTAAAATTAATCAAAGAGATTTCCATATCTCTTATTCTCAGCAGATTTGCCCTCTGGTACTCTAAACAGAGAGAACTTATGCTGATTAGTATCCTTTGCCACATGTGCTTTTCTACTATTAGATTTAGCAAAAGAAAGCAGAAGAGCATCACATTTGTTCTGAATTTCTTCAGCGGAATATTCAGAAATATGTTCTCTAATTTTAGCAAATTCAGCAGAGCCAGAAATATCTTCCCAATCCTCAGAATTAATTATAGCTTCTTTACGGGAATCTTCCTCGGCTTTCTGATATTTAGCAAGTTCTTCAGACATTGTAGAATATTTGGAACGCATACTATCAATTTCTGCTTCTTCTGTGTCTGTAACATAAATTGCATGAACAGGAACTCGATCACCTTTAAGAGAAAAGACGCCAGCACGTTCACTATAAGATTGACGATATGCACTTCCAGCCCACGCATCTACCATTACAAGTTCTTTATCGTAAACAAGAACATTATAATATGCATTATCTGTTTCAGAATATGCATCGTTTACAAGCGTAGCAAGAGCATAGATTTTATCATTTAAAGAAACCGCAAATTCTTTACCATTAACATTATAGATAATAGAATTTTCAATCTTTTTAACTGGTTCATCGTCTTGTGTGTTATCTTGAGATTGCTCTTCAGGTTCAGATTCTGGTTCATTTTCATCTTCAATCTCAGACTCTTCAGATTCGTCACCTTCCGCACCTTCATCTTCAGATTCAGGATTTTCTTCTTCAAAATTCGATTCAGGAGTAGGATCGGCTTCAGCGTTACCAAACATCTCTTCGAATTTAGCTTTCAGCTCTTCATCTGTCAGATTTTCATGCTCAAATGTGACATCTTCAGCAGTTACATTATACTGCTCCAAAAGTTGCTCAAATAAGCCCATATTATCTTTTCCTCCTTTCGTAGAATTTTGATCTATCTCAAATGTGGCTTTTTTATCCACATCGAAATTTAATAAAGATATATTAGCACCTTCCATTGCAGGTTCTACAGCAGAACCATCTTCATAATATCCAAGGATTGTAATCCCCTTAAATACAAAATTATCTATATTTAAAATTTTTTCTTTGGCATCATATGAAAAATCATAAACATCAATTTCTACAGATACAGGGCATTGTCCGTCTGCATCCATAAGAATATCAGGTGCTTTTGTATAACCCTCATAAAGATAAGCATCAGTTTCGATATACTCTTTGTCTTTATCAGCATCATAAACTAATTCTGGTTTGGCATCTGTAGGAACATGACCAACTGGAATTTCATCATATACAATTTCACCCCCGTCATCTTCGTGCATTGCGTGCCAACCAAATACATTCTTTTGTTCTCCATCAATTTCAAGTTGATGGATATACGCTAAAATAGGACGGTTCTTAATACTTTTTAAATTCTTTTTCATAGAACTATAAGTAATTTGACTATGATTTTTATTTTTGCCCACATGAGCAGCTTTTAAATGTGCTTTAACAAGTCCATCCTTAGATGTATCTTGATTAAATGACAAAGTGCCCTCAAGTCCAACAGCAACAAAAGAACCGCCAAAATCATCTTTTGAGAATTTTAAACTATTACCTTTATTTACAAGATATTCATAAAATGAATCTATACTAATAAACATAAACACACCCCCTCATTACAAGCACACCGTTTTTGAAAAGATGCATTTATCAATAGGAATAGTACTAAACTCTCCATTTTCAAAACGACCTATATTTATAAAAACAAATTGATTTCCTTCTTTTTTCATTTCAGGATAACCAGCCTGTCTAAATAATTCAGCTACCTCTATATCAGAGGTTTTAATAAACGGCATTTTTCCCATTATTCAACCCCCTTAACCATTTGATCTATCTCTTTTAAGACGTGACGCCTCACCATCATCTGTCAAATCTGAATCATCAGATTCAGGTCTGCCAACTTCTCCATCAGTATTACCAGAAGATGTGTGACTAGATGCAAGTGGACTATTAAATTTTTCAGACAGACCAAGAATATTCTCTTCAAGATAATTTGTAGCCAATGATTCATACTCGCTAATACCGCTTAAAGCATTTATCGCCAATTTAACAGGAAGACCATAAGTACCGTTTTCTAACAGTTCTTTTCTAAAATCTTCTTTGGTATAAGCACTGATGGGAAAGAATACCACCTTACAAGGTGTACTAAGATTATATGTAGCATATCTGTTAACCCAACCTTGAGTCTGACCAAGCAATGAACTAATAGCTAGTTCGGTATCTACTTTCATAGCAAGTTTTAATCCAGTCGTACCAGTAATAGATATACTATTAAGTACTTGCCCACCCATGCCAGAATTAAGAACGTTTTCTGTAGCTTTAGTCACCTTATTACTATTAGTAGTAGCATCATTATCACTAAAACCAATAGTATTCAATTTTCCGGGTACGATAGCGGCAGAAGTATAATCTGGCAATGCTTCTTCACACATTCTATTAAAATATTGAATGATAATTTCAGGATCGACTTTCCAGTCATCAATATTTTTACTGCCAGTAATAGTTTCCATTTCTAACCAAATCAACTTATAAATATCTTGCTCATCAGCGATAGCTTGAAAATCTTTAACATCTTCCAAGTTAATCAACTCAGCAAATAGTCCAGAATAATATGGAACAATGACTCTCCAGTCCTCAACATTTAATTTTAAACATACAGTATATTCTTCTGGGAACACCTGCCATTTAAAATCATCACCACCAGATTCATATTGACGATACATACTTTCAAAAGGTTCACCCCAATATTCAAGAAGATAATTATAAGTGCCTGTAAAATACGACATATCCATTGCGAATGCAAAATCACCACTTGGAAATCTACCTGCAATTTTACAATAATCTGGATCAAGTGGAAGAATAAACAATCCGTTATCATCGTCATAATAAGCGCATCCATAAAAAACATCTTGAAGAAAACAGATAAGATATATCATTAAGAATTTTTGCTGAAGATCAAGCTTGTCAACAAATTTAGCTGTCTCAGCATATTCTTTCAACATTTTTTGGTCATTCTGCGTATTAGCAGTTACATCATAATTAGGAATAATGCGCCTTGCGTCTAATTCAAACATAGTTGCATTATAATTAATAAGTTTCTTATACATTTGTGACCTGTAGTAAAGATACCAAGAAAGATTCCTAAGATTCTTCTCATTGTTGCTTATATTTCTTAAATAATTAAGAAGTTTTTCTTTATTAAAAGTGGGAATCGCTTTTCTGGTATTTTTTGTCACATCTGTAATTTGTTTAAATGAAGTTTGAGCAGCTTCAAAATTTTTTAACCTATCATAATTATTATTATAAAAAGCTTGTAATTCAGAAACTGTTTTTTCTCCATGTCGAGTATTAATTGTTTCTCGTGTCTGAGTTGTGCCCGACACACTACGATTTCTTTTTCTTTTTCGTGCCATATGCACCTCCTCAAATTATTCTATTATTTCTTGTACGTCCTCTACGAATTGTAAGATTATGTACAAGTCGTTCCACATCGGATATATTTGGTTTAAGTTGAAGTTCTAATTGCTTCATACACCAATAATTATATGAAAGAGAAGAGTAACGGTCTTTCCGATTACCTTTAGTTTCATAAACTTTTAATTTACCGTCTTTATAATAACCCTTTAATTTAACCAACTCAAAAATGGCTGCCGATGTTTCAGCGTAAGATTTTAATAATTCACCTTTTTCATATACGGTTAATTTCTTATATCCTTTAAATTCCTTAGAAAGATATATTTCAGCATCATTCTCAGATACAAGAAAATCAACATTACCATTTTGAATTGCATTACGGAGTAAGAGGCAATATATGCTGTTAGAATCAGCAGTCGCCTTAACAGAATAAATAACTTTTTTGGCATCTCGGACTTTACAACGTTGTGCCATTTCATCATTGTTACAGCAATTTAAAGCTTTATACGTCTCACCTGTTTCAGGATCATATTGATCTTTTACTAAGAAATCAAATGTGGAGAGGCCAACTCCGTTAGTATCAATTACCATGTATGTACAGTTGTATTGATAGAAATATCTCATAACAATAATGCCCAATTCATCAGAAGTTAACCCTTCAAAAGTTTGTCCAAATACAAAATGCGCTTTATACTTTGTATCAGTAGTTTTAATAGCATCATTAATATATATGGCAGAAGCATCGTTGCGTTTTTTCTTGGTTGAAGCCATTAATGCTATATCTACAGACAATATCCTTTCTCCATTTCTAGGAGCATGTGGCACTGGGTTATCTTTAGAATAAAACTTTAAAGGTAATAGCCCTTTTTTATTAACTCTAAGACGTGTGGCCTCATCAAAACTAAATACTCCACCCTCATTATCGCCATACCAATAACAATCATCTTCCATATGAAAAGCAATTTCGTCAAAATCAT